TATAAACATTAGCAGTAGACATATTTAACTCTGAAAACGTGAAGATGATTGTGGAATACAATACTTATGGTACAGTACTATTTCAATACCTAAGAAGTATCTTTCCACAGAGAAATGACTTTGATGATGAAATGGTAGTTAAATTTAGACATCGACATGATGGAAGAACTTTAAAACCAGGTATTAAACTAAAATCTGACAATAAAGCTATCTTTTGTCAGAACTTTGCAAAATTGTACAAGATAAATAGATTAGATTTAACAGATGAAGTTACAGTGACGGAAGCTAGCCTTTTTGGTACATTACCAAATGGAAGTTATGGAGCCCAAATGGGCAACGACGATGTGATAATGACTTGCATCACTGCAACAGAATTTTTTAATACAACGGATTATGCAGATTTCGTAGAAGAGCTCTTAGATTTCATTGACCCGGATCTTCATGACCAGATGGAAGCTATACTATATAAGGATAGCGACCAACAAGGAGATTTACAATTTGATATTTATGACCTGCTCAAATAAATTTGCAGAAAGACAGGGATATATAATAAAAGAATAAAAAATAATAACGAAAAATTATGGCATTAAGTCCTCAATTACTACAGTTCAAAAGTTCAGGCGTATATCGTCTAGAGTTTGACAAGTCACAAACCGTGAACATCCCAGCTGAGACTATCAGATTGGTTGTAGGTAGATCTAAAAAAGGTCCATACAACACTCCAGTTTTAGTAGAAGATGTTGAACAATTCAAACAAGTTTTCGGTGGCGTTGATAAGTCATTAGAAAGAAAAGGAATGTATTTCCACAGATCAGCTATTGAAGCTCTATCAAGAGGTCCAATCTTAGCTCTTAACCTAACTGCAGACGACGCGGCTGATAGAGTATCAGTTTTCTCTCCAGCAACAAACTCTTCACAAGAAGGTTTATCAGCTAATACACTTCAAGCATCTAATGCTGCTTCTAAGAAGTTTACAGATGTATTTGATACAGATAAATTCTGGGTACCTAATGATGAAAAATTATTAGTTGCAGCTGCAGAAGATACAAATCACGCTATCTCATTTGTTAATATCAAACAAGATCCAATCACAGTTATCATTAGACAAGCTGCTGATACTAGAGGTTTTGAATTAACAGCTAGAGAATGGTATGGTGAAACTGGTATTCCAGAAGGTGTAGATGCAGATGAGTACGTATCAGACTACTTAGTAGATGTATTTGTATTCAAAGGTAAATTTGATTCTGATGAATTAAATAACGATCCTAACTACGGAACATACTTCGATGAGAATGGTTTAATTAAATCAGAATTTGCTAAATTCGCAGGTTTAAGAGAAGTAACATTATTAGCACAATATAATGGATTATCTTTAATTCCTGAATTTATGGATGCAGAAGGTAACCAAATGTATATCGAGACTCTAATTAACTTAGAGGCTAGAAGAACAGGTTTATTCTGTGCAGTACAAGAAGATGCACTTCCACAAATCGACCTAATAGGTAATGGATTTGATATTCGTCAAGATTACGAAGTTTTATCACATAAAGTACTTCAAGAAAAATCAAGCACTGATTTAGATTTAACAAATTATTCAGGTATCGTATCTGTCGATGGTAGTATTGTAACTATTAATGGTACAGGCCTTGATGCTAATACTTTAGCAAATGATATTAATGATGCAAAATTCTTAACTAGCTCAGTAAGTACTGAGTATGTTGCGATCACCGGAGTTTCAACTATAGGTGTATCGGATGGGATTATCATTGAAGCAGCCGGACCGGTATCTAAATCTTATGAAAATTTTAGTGATGCAACTGCTGCAACATGGCAGAATGGTGTTACTATGACAGTTGATGCTAATGGTAACCTAATTATATCTGAAGCTCCATTTAACTATGGTAACTTACAGAACGGAGGTAACTACTTCTTATTATCAGAAAATGCAAACGAGTATGTTGCGATTAACGATGTTAGTGTTGATGGTCAAACGGGTGTTGTAACTGTATCTCCAGCAGGTTCTGTTGGATTTAGTGCATCATACGCTGGCGCTAACCTAACTTCTCTAGCTATCAAGCAGAGAGCAGTAACTGTTGACTTTAAGTCATGGTCATTACAACCTAACGCAAGAACAGTGATGTTCCCAACATTAGGTGGTGACGGTTGGGACTTTGGTGGTGCTCAAGCAGGAAGATTCACATACAGCAAAGCTGGTGATGTATATTTCCCAGTTGATGCTCAAGGTGTACAGCCAATTAAAGTAGGTATGTATGTACCAGGTGATGGTGGTAAACTATCTAGAATTAAATCAATTAAGAGATCTGTTGAAAACGGAACAACTTATTACAGATTTGAATCACATAGAGCAGTTACTTCAAGACCAGAGTATGCACTTAAGAGATACGAAGAAACTTCAGGTTTCTATAAAACATTCCCATTAGAAGGTGCAACTCAAACTGAGAAAACAATACAAGAACTATTAACAGCAATTAAGCCAGGTACTGGTTTAGGTAATGCTTTAGTAGACAAAGACAACATTACATTCAGATATGTTGTTGATACATTCGGTTCATTAGAAGCTGGTGGTATCTTAAATAAAGAAGAATTATCATTCCTATGTAAGGAAAGACAAAATGCTTCTGCAATTCTTAACGCACCGATGGTGAAAGAATTTAAAGCAGCAACTAATCCTTCTTTTAAAGATTCAACTGCTCCTTACGGATTTAGTGTAAATCACGTAGCAACTGGAGGTAACTTAGAGAATAACCCAACTCAACTTTACACATTACCATCGATCAACGAAGGTGCAAACTATGCATTCTACTACGGTCCTGGTCTTAATGTAATTGAGAACGGTAGAACTAAAGTTATTCCACCAGCAGCTTACGTATCAAACAACTATATTGATAAATTTTTAGATGCATTACCATGGTCAATCATCGCAGGCCCAAGAAGAGGTGTTGTAGGTGGAACAGGTGTACAGTCTCTAGAATTTGCATTCGATAAAAATGATAGAGATGTACTTGAGCCATTCGGTTACAACCCAATCGTATTCGAAAGAGGCGTTGGTTTAACGATCAAAGGTAACAAGACTGCACAACAAGGAATTCAATCAGCCTTATCTTCAGCACACGTAAGAGAAGTTCTTATTTACATTGAAGATGGTTTAGCTGAGATTCTTAAAAACTACCTATTTGAGTTTAATAGCGCTCAAACTAGATTAGAGATCAAAACTCTAGCTGATAACTTTATGGAGTCAGTGAAGAAAGATGGTGGTGTATACGACTATAAGAATATCATGGACACTTCAAACAATACAAATGAAGTGATTGATAACAACATGGGTATTCTAGATACGTTCGTAGAACCAGTTAAAGGTCTTGAAATTCTAGTATCGAGAGTAACAGTACTTAACACAGGTGAAATTGCAACTGGAAACTTTGCATAAGAAACGAAAGATATATAAATAAAATAGAAAATTAAGATATGGCTTTACCACATTATTCAGAGGACCAAACTAGCAAGAAAGGTAGAAATTTCGAACCAGTACAGGCTAACCTATTTGAGGTGACATTATTACCTCCAGCAGGAGTCGCAGGACAGGAATTATTTTTACAACACGTTAATTCAATCTCTGGTTTAGACGCATTAGCTCCAGCAACGGAATTCGTAGGACAAAAATACAAGTTCGCGGATAGATCATTCGCAAGTATGCCAGCTAACACTGCAGTAGATATTACAATCAACTTCACGCTAAACTTGAACGATTCAAACCAAGCGTACTTATATAAATCAATGAGACAATGGTACAGAGCGGCTTACAATCCGGAAACTGGCGAAATGGGTCTTAAAAAGAATTATGTTGGTACAATCGTTATTGTTCAATTCAACAGAGAAGGTGACATTTACAGAAAAGTAACATTAGATGATTGTTTCATTTCATCAGGTGTAAACCTAGTGGAAGGACTAGACTATGCAGATGCAGAGCCTAGAGCATTAGAAATCACATGGAGATGTGATACTTACTCAGAAGAATTGAATTAAATTTAATACAGACTAGTAAAAGAAGGGATTCTCAGAATTCCTTCTTTTTTTAGCCTTACAAAACATAATATAATATCAAGATAATAACAGATTATGAGTGATAAATTAACAAAAAAATTACAGGTTCTACTAACAGAGGACGAGGTCCGCGAAGTTAATAGAGTTATCTTAAATGATGCTCTAGACCGCGAGGTTCGCCCAATATCTGTGAGCGCGTTCATTCGTAATTTAATACAGGATGAGCTTAGTAGAAGAAGTATAGAGCAAAGATCCTATATAAAACAAAATCTTAAAAACTTAAAAAGCAAATAAAATGAGTGAAGACAAAAACAAATTGACTCCTGAGGAGCAAAAAATGGCAAAGGCTTTAGAATCTAAAGACTCAATTAATAAGCCGCATGTTGAATCCACAGATGGTGATGCTGCAGGTATTGAAGCCGTAGTTAATTCTGGCGGATTAGGTAAAGTTAATATGTCTGATTTTGGACCAGACAGAGCACAATCTTCTGATAGTGCACTGGGATGGCATGTATTAGACCAAGAGACTTTACCTTCAAGGGGTAAATTCTATCCAGCTGATAGTGTAATTAAAATTAGATCTGCGAAAGCAGCTGAGATTAGACACTTTTCAACTATGGATGAATCTAACTATATCGACATGGAAGAGAAATTAAATTCTATTGTTGAAACTTGTATGCAAATCACTGCAGATAAAAAGAGACTATCTTGGAAAGATCTTTTAGAAGAAGATAGAATTGTAGTATTATTGAGTGTTAGAGATCTAACATTCCCTGAACCAGAGAATAAACTAATCTTAAAAGGTAAAACTGAAAAGACTAAGAAACAGATTGATGTTGAATTAGCTGTTAAAAATTTAATTCCAAGTGAGATTGACGAGGAGATCGAAAGATATTATTCTGAAAAAGAAAGAACTTATGTAATTAAGACTCGTTCTGCTGGTGAAGTTAAAATGAAACCACCTACAATTGGTGTTATGCAAGAGATTACATCTTATCTAAAGGATAGACAAGAAAAAGATCAAGATTTTGATAGAGCATTTATTCAAGTATTGCCTTATATGCAACCAGATTGGAGAACTTTAAATCTAAGTAAGATTTTCCAACATGAAGTTGACTATAAAGCCTGGGATGAGAAAAAGTTTATGGTAATCTACAGATTAGCTGAAAGAATGAAAATTGGTGTAGCTACTACACTAGAAACTACCTTTGAAGGAGAGTTGGTAAAAGCCCCTCTTGACTTCCCAGGTGGCATCAAAAGTCTTTTCATTATTTCAGATCTCGCTGGAGAACTACTTTAAGACAAAGTTCTACCTGGGTATTCATCTTAGGATGCAACCGAGCGAGATTGAAAATATGTATTACTACGAATTTTGGTACTATGTTAAGAATCTTTCGGAATACATCAAAAATAAGAATAAACAGCAAGGGGAGCAACAAGAACAACAGGCGAGTCAGATGTCATCAATGAAATCTCAATATAAACCGCCTAAGATGCCAAGCACCCCATCTCTCAAGACTCCATCTATTAAGATGCCGAAGTTCTAGAGATATATAATATAGTAATAAGGAGCACCACTTTTACAGTGGTGTTCTTATATACTTAAAAAAAACCAACGGTACTTATACATGGCTCAAAATTGGATGAAATCATTATCGGGCGCCTTCGACAAGTTAGGTAGCCAGGGCAATGTTCTAGGTCAAATAGCAGTTAATACTGAAAATACTGCAGTATCATTAGCAGTAGGTGGCGAGTTCTACGATAGAATGGACGCGATGGCCACTGCTCTAGAAGATATTAGAGACGGTAAAGGTGGCTCAAAACCAGGGATGGGTAGTGCATTGGCAATTGCTATGTTAGCACCTTCTATGGAGCCGCTTGGTAAAGGCCTACAATTCGTAGTAGATGCTGTAAATAATCTAAAAGATTCCGGTGAAGAGACTAAAGCCAAAATGGAAGGCTTAGCTACCGGACTTACTCTATTAGGAGACGTTGGTAAATCAATACTTAAGTTTGCAGGGTATATGCTATTAGCCACTCCACTATTAATGGTGGCAGTACTAGGCACACCACTCATCGCACTTACATTAAGAGGACTTATAGCTGCCATTGATTTTGGTACTAAGAATTTAGATGAAGAAAAGCTAGAGAAGGTTAAAATGATAGGAGACGTTGGTAAATCAATACTAATGTTAGCCGGTACTTTAGCATTAACGGCACTTATTGCACCATTTGCTCTTAAAGGAGCCATAGCAGGCGCTTTATTAATAGGCGGCATTGCCTTAATTATTGGATTGATTCCAGATAAAGTCCTAGATAAAATGGAAAGTGTCAGTAAATCACTGACTGGTGTTGCTTTAGGTCTATTAGCACTAACAGTCACTTTTGCATTAATTAGTTTAATAGCAGTTCCAGCGATTAAGGGAGCCATAATGTCCATATTTGTAATTGGTGCAATTGCATTAGCTTTCTATGTATTAGAAGAGTTTGGAGTTGTAGACAGTATGGAAAAGACGGGCAAGGGGCTTCTGTTTGCAGGTTTAGCAATTTTAGGTCTTGGTGTCTCTTTAGCACTATTTGGTTTAATAATTCCTAGCTTTACTACTGTATTGGCGGCAGTCGGTACTGTAATGGCCATAGGCCTAGCATTTGCGTTAATTGGTATATTTGGTAAACCTATAGAAGACGGAGCTAAATCAATGTTATGGGTGTCTTTATCCATTGTTGTCTTAGGTCTTTCACTCCTATTTTTTGGTAAAATAATTGGTAACATTACAGGTGAAGAGGCCGCAAAGGGCCTTGGAGCTCTACTAGTAATTGGACTATTAGCAGTAGGATTTACAGCAATTGGCGTTGCAGAGCAATTTATTAAGAAGGGAGCTATCGCGATGTTATTAGTAGGAGTATCTTTAATAGTTATAGGACTAGGATTTAAAATGTTAACATCTGCATTGGGTGCAGATCCAATGCCAATGATTGGAGCTACTATGGCATTAATCGGAGGATTGGGTATAGTATTCGGTATTGCAGGTGCAGGTCCAATTCCAGCATTTATTGCTTTAGGTGCTGGTGCAATGATATTAGCAGGTGTAGCCTTATTAGCAGTAGGAGCGGGTGTTGCACTTATGGCTAAAGTTTTAAACGGCAAAACTGCTGCAGCTCTTACAAATGAAGAAACAGGTTTAGTACCTACCTTTAAAGCAATAGGTAAAGCATTTATTATGTGGCCATGGGAAGCAGCTGGTATACTACTAGGCGCTGGTGCCATGGTAGCAGCAGGTGTTGCATTAATGACAGTTGGTTTAGGGATTAGAAAATTTGCTAAATTAGCAGATAGTGGAATGGACCTAGGTAAATTAGGTTCTCAAATTTCATTAATGTTAGGTACATTAGCAGTTCCATTCCAAAAAATTGGAGCTGGTGAAGAGATGGAAGTCTTAGACGCCGACGGTAATAAAACCACTGTTAAATTTGGCGGTGGCGGTGGAGGTCTATTTGGCTTAGGTGCCTCTAACCCAGTCGCAAAAGGTATTTCTTCAGTACTTAGAATGGGTACGGCATTATCTGGAATTGCTAAAGGTGTTCAGAATATGGCGAACTTAAAGTTCCCAACTGCATTTGATAAAGAGGGTAATCCTACTTCATACGAAACTATTGGTGGTGATGCATTTAAAAAAGTAATCACTAATACTATGATGATGGTCGGAGCTCTTGCGGTTCCATTTGCTAAAATCGGTATGGGTGGTCCACAAGAACTTATAGGCCCTGATGGAAGTATAATAGAAGTGGACTTTGGTAAACCAAGTTCAGGAGGTCTACTTGGCTTCTTAAAAGGTGGCGGTGCTGTTCAAATGGGTATTAAATCTGTAATGAACATGGGCCAAGCGTTAAGTAATATTGCAGGTGGTGTTCAAGATATGGCGCTACTTAAATTCCCTATAGGATTCGACGAAGAAGGTAAAGTTACAGGATATAGACAATTTGATGCTGCTGCAGCTCAACAAGTTACTTCAAATACTGAAATGTTAGTCGGTGCACTAGGAGGTACATTCGCTAAGATTGGATCTAATCCAGATGCAAATGATGGTTCATGGTGGGGTGGAAAATCCACTATTGAAAAGGGTATTGAAATTGTTACAGGTATTGGTGAGCCACTACTTAACCTAGCGAAAGGTGTGACAGCTATGGCTAATCTTAAATTCCCTATCTATGATAAAGACGGTAAGATTACAGGCTATAATACAATTGACAGTGTTGATGGTTTAAAGGCAAAGATAGGTAAGAATACTCAAATGTTAATTGAAGCATTAACAGATACTCTTACAACAATCGGTAAAGACGGTGAAGGTTCTTCATCTTGGTGGCAAGGTACTAATAACTTTGAAAAGGGTATTGAAATCGTTAGTATGATTGGTGAACCATATAAAGTACTTGGTGAATCTGTAAAAACTATTATTGAGGTAGTAGGTAAAATGGACTCTAAAGCATTTGCTGGTAAGATGCAAGATATTATTGGTGTATTTACTAGTGCTGATGATATTGATCCGGAAACCTTAAAGCAAAGAAGATATATGACATCCGCTATTGGTAATACATTTGAGAAAATGGGATCTTCAATACCTGGTATTATATCTGCTCTTAGTTCTTATGACCCAGAAATAGGTAAACAATTCTTTGGCTCATTCTTAGGCCCTGTTGATGAAGGTGCTAGAGCAGAAGGTTATGCTAAACAGGCTACACTATGGGCAACTATCGGTGGTACTATGCTTAAAACTTCAGAGAGCATGCCTGCAATTGCTCAATCTATTAACTCGATGGATCTTGCTAAAGTAACTGAGCTTAGAACTCTATTTGAAGCACTAGGTGTACTTTCAGAAGGTGGTGAGCCTGCAGATATTCTTGCACAGATGGGTGAATCTTTAGAAGGAGCTTTACAAAATTTAGCAGAAATGTTAGCAGAATTTAAAGGTAGTGTAGAAGCAGGTGCTGCTGCTCAAACTGAAACAGGTGGTATTATCTCTACTGCAATCGGTAAAATAACAGGAGGAGGTCAAACTAGTAATCGATCTTCAGGTGATAGCACTCAAGTTGTCGCAGCAATTAATAAACTACAAACAACACTTGTTAGTCAGGGTATTAAAGTTAAGAAGGGTAATAGCTTCTTTAGCTAATCTAGAAACTTTTACTGGTAGATCTGTATAACTCATAAATTCATTTTATGATTATATCAACAATTTGTCAATACGATAGCTCGACTTTAACATCAGCTGCGTATAACTACAAACATAAAACTCTAACGGTACATTTCAACCATGCAAGCTACGTGTATAACGATGTTAGTCGCTCTGATTTCGAGTCTTTTAATGCAGCTGAAAGTCAAGGTAAAGCCTTGAATGAATTCATTAAAGGTAAATACGAATATGAAAAAGTAAATGAGGGTTCAAGCGGAACTTTTCATGTAGCTGGACAGAAATTATGATAAAAAGATTAAAAAAATGGTGGGCATACTGGGTATGGATTGAAGAGCAGAGAATGAAAGCTGCTGAATATACATGTAGCGCAGGACCATTATTGTAAAAATAGGAGAGGTGGCAGAGTGGTCGAATGCACTGGTCTTGAAAACCAGCGTACTGCAAGGTACCGGGGGTTCGAATCCCTCCCTCTCCGCAATTAAATAAATATGGCAACATTTAAAGACATTATATGGAAAACACACCCACTGGGTGAATCTTGGGCTGGTATACTTAATTTTAAGAGTAACCATAAGTTATCAGTTGTTGCAGGACCTACTATGTACTGTGAGCCTAAACTAACATTAAGAGATCCTAATCAATATCGTTTATTTGAAGTAGCAGTGATTAGCCCGGACGGCGAGTTTGTAACCAGCAAATTCTTAGATATAGAAGAGCAAGTTATTGGTTGGCAATCTATAGAGAATATAAATGGATTAATTTCTAAGATTATTGAAACAACTAAAAAAGATTAATATATAACATATATGACAAAGGCAAGCATCGTACAGAGACTATTAGATAAAAAGCAAATTACTGCAGAAGAGGCTGTAATTTTACTTCAAGGAGATACTTACATCCCACCTTCTTATCCAATGTATACTCCGAATCCATATTACGATACTCCAAATACTACACCACCTCCGGTTTGGTATTCAACAGATACTCTTAATACTCCAGCAGCAGGTGATAACTGGGAGTATAAAGATACTAAATTTACCCCTCCTACAGAAAACTAAATTCTAAATAAATTTTCTAATGAATAAGTCGAGCAAGCCAGAGAAGGCCCAAGACGAAGGCGAGGACCGCCGTAGAAAGTTGCAATTCAAAAAGAAGAAGCAGCGCAGCCAAGAACCAAGAGTAAATCTTAAAAATATAAAATCTTTAGACGATCTAGATGAATACGACGACTATCAGTTCTAACGACGATCATATTTACTGGGAAGAGAGTTGGAATTGGCATGAAACAACTGAGAAAAGTTAACTATAACAACTAAATCAGTTATTATGCCAGAGTTAGCGGAACTCAAATTTACAGCAGACTACGTCAATCAAGTATCGGAAGGGATGAAATATGTGAGAGTGGAAAAGAATCCAGTCCACAAATGTGAAGACTTAGATATTCCATTTAAAACTTTTAAGATTAAAGCTCAATCGAAAGGTAAAGAAATGGTACTTTACTTTCTAGATTATCATTCAGATCAATTTATTACAGCTAGAATTACAATGGGTATGTCCGGTCATTTTAAAGTGACTAATACCGGCGACGAAGCAAAACATTCACACCTTAAATTTTATCGTAAAGACGGAACTACATTATCATTTGTAGACGTTAGACGTTTTGGCAAATGGAAACAGGGGCTAGTATGGTCTGATAATAGAGGTCCAGATCCAACAACAGAATATAAAGCATTTTGGGATAAAGTCATGACTAACCTGACTAAACTTAAGAAACCTCTTTATGAGATGTTAATGGACCAAAAATATTTTAATGGTATTGGTAATTACCTAAGAGCAGAAATTATTTATAGAGCTGGTGATGTAGATCCATTCTTACCAGCAGGCATGCAATTCGCAAGATACCCTAAACTACTAGATCTATGCCGTGATATTCCACTTCTAGCGTATGCTAAAGGTGGCGGAAGCATTAAGGATTGGGATAATCCATTTGGAGATGAAGCTATCCAGGAGCGGTTTATGTTGTGTTATGGCAATGCCGAAATGTCAAAAAGAAAGGATAGAAATGGTAGAACATTTTGGTACGATCCAAAATGGGATGATGTGCCAACAAGTAGAGATGATTTAGGAGAGTATTTATATGAGCGCGGCGGATTGGCTAGATAAAAACGAATGGCCAGATCTGGCTGTCGACAGTGATGCATTTTCACATTACACTCAAATGAGTAAAATCATGGAGCAGTATGCAAAAGAATATCATGCAAAGAAATTAGAAGAAGCAAGAAAGGTAGAATTAACTAAATATACTAAATTTTTATGATGGGACTCCATGAACATTATGACGAAAGACCAAAAAATGCAAAAGAGGCTTACGAAAGCCTACACTTAGATGATGTAATAGATGCAGTACGTTTTATTAAATGGGGAATGTCGCCAGGGAATAGTAAAAAAGAAGCTATCGAATATGTTAAACACTGGACGGCTTGGACTAAAGAAAACGATCAAGCAGCATATAATAGAATAATAAACGTACAAAACGGACCTGAAAATACGCCATGAAAAAAGAAAGAATGCAAAACTTAATAGTCGTTGGACATCCAGATGAGAAATCATTCTGTTACAACGGCATATTTAAGACGATTAAGAAAACTTTATTAGAAGAGGATGGTTATCTAAATGAAATTGAAGTTATCGATTTATATAGAGATAGTTTTCAAAGACCTAGAACGGATCTAATTGACAAGTATAAAGAATTAGTAACATGGGCAGATCGTATTTACTTTGTCTCACCAGTCTGGTGGTTTAGATTAACGCCAAGAATGGAGATTTTCTTTGATGAAGTACTCACTCCAGGATATGCATACAACTTTGTACCAGTGATAGGTCCCTATGCATATCCCAGACCGTTTCTAAGCGACAAAAAGGTGAGAACCTATATAACACATGGCGCACCTTCCCTGCCTGTTAGAACGCTTTATTTGAACTCTCCTAAAC